GAGTTGATCATGACCGACCCGATATTCGGCAACCGCAGCGCATGGGCGGCGCTGACCAATATGGATCTGTGCCTTCAGACCATGATCGCCATCCAGAATGTGCAGGATGGCGGGCAGCGCATGGCATTGTTCGCGGGGCCGTCCGGCTGGGGCAAGACCTATGGCGCCGCTTATACCACCGCCGTGACCGACGCGGTCTATGTCGCGGCCAAGGCGGTCTGGACGCATAAGTCACTGCTCGAAGCGCTGGCGCGCGAACTGGGCATCCAGCGCGTCGCCAAGACGACAGCACGCATCCTTGACCAGATCATCGAGCACCTCGCCCGCGATCGTCGCCCGATCATCATCGACGAGATGGACTATATCGTTAACCGCAAGTCGGTCGACGTCATCCGCGACATCTACGACGCGACGCTTGTCCCGGTGCTGATGATCGGCATGGAGGCGCTGCCCTCCCGCCTGAAGGAATGGGAGCAGTTCGACAACCGGCTGCTCACCACCGTCCTTGCCCAGCCCGCCAGTCAGGAAGACGGGCGCAAGCTGCGCGATCTCTATTGCCGGCAGGTCGCCGTGTCCGACGACCTGGCGGACTATATCACCCATGCGTGCGCCGGTGTCGCGCGCCGGATCGTGACCAATCTGATCGCGGCCCAGACCTTTGCGATCGAGCAGCTCGATACGATGTCGATCGATCGCGCTGCCTGGGGCAATCGCCCGCTGAAGACCGGCGAGTTGCAAATCCGCCGTAGCGGGGGTGTGCTCTGATGGCGCTGATGCACCAGCGCGTCATCCAGGCGCTCGGCGCCGCGCGCCATCCCCTCACCACCGCCGAAGTCGCGAGCCGCTCGCGGGTGCCAGCCGGCCATATCGAGCCGGTGCTGGCCGCGCTGAAGGCACAGAGGGACGCCCGCATGATCGTGCGCAACGGCGAAACCCTGTGGCTCCGGCCCGATCTCGCGATCCGCGAGCGCGCGCCCTCGGTCGCCGATCGCGTGTGGCGGGCGCTGCGCGCCGAACAATCGCCTTGCACGGCCGATGCAATCGCGGTCGCTGGCGATGTCCGCAAGGCCGCCGCGATACGGACGCTGCGCGAGCTGCTGCGCGCCGGGTCTGTGGCGCCTGGTGCGTGACACCGGCCCGGTCGCACCCCGCGCCGTGACCGAGCCCGACTGGTCGGCGGTGCCGGCGAAGCTGATCCACGCAATGCGCGACGGCAACACGGGGGATCTCCATCCGCTGGCGCCGATAGAAACGGCCCGGCCGGCCGAGCCGGTGCGGCCCGCACGCGCCATCGGCCGTGATGCGATCGATAGGATCTGGTCCGCCCTGCGCGTTCTGCGGCGCGCCGATCTGGTGATGATCGGGCAATGCGCCCGATCACCGGAAACCGAGACGGCATCCTATCTCCGGTTGCTCGTTCGCTCGGGCTATATTTCCGAGACGACATTGCCGCGCCAGGCGCCCTCCTATCTGCTGTTGCGCGATACTGGCCCCTGTGCGCCGCGCCGACGCCTGACCCAGATGCAGGACAGCAACAACGGCGATCTCCATGCGCTGGCCGCACCCGGCAGCGCTCCCCAGGCGCCGGTCCGCCATCTGAAGGTGGCCGCCAATGGCTAGTGCGCCCTCCACCAATTTCGAGAAGGCGCAGGGTGCCTGGGGCGCCGCCATGCCGGACTGGATCCGGCTCCTCGCGACGCATTGCGACCAGACCAACCAGCGCGCCGTCGCGGACCGGCTTGGGAAATCGAGCGGCTATGTCAGCCGGCTGATCAACCGCAGCTATGCCGGATCATACGCCGAGGCGGAGAACCAGGTCCGTTCGATCATGGGCGCCGACCGCGTCGTCTGCCCGATCGTCGGCCAGCCCATCGCGCTCAAGACCTGCATCCGGAGCCGGCGCCGCGAAGGCGTCGCGACGAACATGCTGCACCGGCACTTCGCCGCGACCTGCCCGAGCTGCGCCCACAACACCGACAAGCGGGAGGGCTCCCATGCCTGAACATGATCAATCCGAGATCCGCGTGATCGCGATGCGGGAGCCGGTGATCGCTGCGGCGATCATCCTTGCCCCCTTCATCGGCGCGATCGTCGCCATCCTGGCGATGACGCCGTGAGCGCGGTCGCAACGCGCGCCGGCCGCAAGCCCGCCGGCTTCGTCATCCTCTACCGGCGTGGCGAAGAGAATTTCTGCCCGGTCTGCCAAGGCCGGAACTGGAATGTCGATCGCGTCAGCGCCGAGTGCGCCTGGTGTGGAATGGTCCTCGGCTTCGCCCAGCCGACCGAGGCGCCCGCAATCACCTTCACCCTGAAGCCCAAGGAGAATTGAGCATGGGACGTCCACGCAGAAAGGCGGACGCGATCATCGCGCCGCAGACCATTGAAGAGGCGACGGCGCTGATCGTCCTCTATGCCGAGATTCACACCAAGGTCGACCAGATCGATCTGGATGCGGCGCAGGCGATCACCCAGATCCAGGGCGCGCGCGACGCGCTGAAGATGCCGCTGATCCAGGATGCGGAAGGCATCTTCATGCGGCTTCGCGCCTGGTGGGCCGTCGCTGGCCCAGAGATCGTCGCAAAGAACCGCAAATCGGCCAAGATTGCGGGCTCCGAGATCGGCGAGCGCAAGACGCCGCGCAAGCTGAAGTTGAAGAAAGGCTTCACCGTCGATCAGGCGATCGAATGGCTGACGACCAACGGGCATCGCAACCTGCTCCGCACCAAGCGGTCGCTGGATAAACCCGCCATCCTGAGCGCCGTCAAGGCGGACGATGTCATCTCGCGTTCGCTCCAGGGCGCCGGCTTCGGCACGTCGCAGAAGACGGAGTTCTTCATCGACCGCGACATCGCCGAGGCGAAGCCGGCCGATGTCGAGATCATGCCGGCCGATCAGGTGCCGGTATGACGATCGCAATATCCGGCCTGCCCAGCCTGACCATTCCGGCGGAATTCTTCGTCGGCGCCATCCTCGTCATATTCGTGGCCGAGGTCATCCGCTGGTCCATCCGGGGGCGCCGGTGATGAGCGGCGATAGCGGGGAGTATTTCGACCGTCATCGCAGCCTGCACTGGGAGCGCGAGCACGCTTCTGTGAAGAGCGTCGCGACGAAGTCTGGCGCCAAAGCGACCACCGTCACCATCGTTATGGAAGTGACCGCGCCCTGGACGCTTGCGGATCTCGTCCGTGACGCGACCGAGGCCCAGCGCGACTCCAAGCCCCTACGGAAACCAGCCGTAACAACAGGAGGGAAATCATGAACCTTCAACGTCGGACCGACGTGTCGTTTATCGACGCACCGGTCTCTTTCGCCGCGCCCGTGCCCGGCTACGACTATTCAAACGTCCAGGGCGTCGGTGTCGCAGAGCTGCGCGGCAAGCTGATGATCCTAGTGCGCCACATCAATGGCACGATGCTTCAGATCGATCTCGACGATGACCGGGCCGATCTGTTCTGCCACGTACTGGCGGACCGTGTCGTCGAAAACACTGTGGACACCGCCACAGCAGCGAGTGTCCGGCGATGAACGCGGCCGCATCTATGGACGGGATGGCCGACCGGCTGACGCGCCTAGAGGCGACGATCGCCGGGCTCGATCCCGTCTTGCCGTTGCTCGCCGGCCGTGAGCCGGTGCTTGCCGCAATCCTGGCGGACGTCTCGAAATCGCTAGGCATCGCCGCCTCGACGATCGCGTCGCATCCGCGCCATACCGAGGCGGTTCGTGCGCGCGCCGCCCTGGTCTGGACGGCGCGGACCCTGACGGGCTTCAGCTATCCCCAGCTCGGGCGCTTCCTGCGGCGCGACCATACGACAATCATCATGGCGTATCGTCATGCCATCGACCTGCGCGGGCGGGACGTGACCTTTGCCGCGCTGACCGATTTGCTGCTGTTGCGGGCGCGGGAGCGTTCGGTATGAACGGGGCACCCTATGATCGCGGCTCGCTCGCGCAGCTCGAACATCGCGTGATGACAGCCTGGGACCAGGGCGCATCGATCGAACGGATCGCGCAGCAAATCGGCAATTCGCCCTACAATGTCCGCCGGATCGTCGGCCGCTATGTCGAGCGGTTCGAGGATCGGATCCACGATCGCGCCTGCGCAGACGGCAACGCCGCCTTCCTAGCCGCGCTTGCCGTCCACCATCCCGATCGGGTGGCGGCATGACGCCCGAGCGCCTCCGTATCGTCGATGCCGTCCGCGCGTCGATCGAGCAGCGCGGCTTCTCGCCCAGCATCCGCGAGATCGCAGCGGCGATCGGACAGAAGGGGCCGGGCGGCGTTCACACGGCGGTGCAGTTGATGATCCGCGACGGTGAGTTGATCCGCCTGCCGGGCGCCATCCGCAATGTGGGGCTGCCCGTGCCCGATCTGACCGCCGCCACCACCCAAGCACTTCGCGCCGAGCTGGCGCGCCGGGAGAACGCCCATGGCTAAGACCTTCGCCGCCGTCCTCGGCTCCACCCTGCGCACGACCGAGGGAAAAGCGGACAGCCGCGTCAAGCTGATGCGCGCCGTGCGTGCCGCGTGTCGTGCCCAAGGCATGGATGACGACGATCGGCGCGCGCTCCAGTTGGAGCTGGTCAAAAAGGCCAGCATGAAGGACATGACGCCGGCCGAGCTGGGCAAGATGCTCGACCATCTCAATCGCGGCCGGACCAGGCCGGAGAGCAGCCGGCCGCACCTGAGCAAGATTAAGGCGCTCTGGTGGACGCTATACTGGATCGGTGCGGTCGAGCAGCCCAACGATCGCGCGATCGACGCCTTCGTCTCGCGCGTCTCCAAGGTGAGCGCGTTGCGCTTCCTCGACGCGGGATCGTCGCGGGCGGTGATCGAGGCGCTGAAGTCATGGGCGGCGCGCGAGGGCGTGAACTGGCCCGATGCCGCGCAGGCGGAGGCGATCGGCGCCAATCATCCCCGGCTCACGATGGCGCAGCTCGAACGTCATGCCGTGCTCGCGCTGATCGAACGCAAGCTGCATGATGCAGGCGTCTTGCACGGCCGCTACATCGACTATCTGCGCACCGCGCTCGATCTCGGCCCGCGTCATTTCGACTGGACCGACCGCCAACTGGATGACGGCATCCGCCTGCTCGGCAAGCGGCTGCGGTCCGAGATCGCGAAGGGGAAGGTACGGTGACCCGCGCCGTCCAGCTTGCGGATCTGCCGGACGAGCGCCCTGATCCGCGCGCGCTCCCCATCCCGGAAGACTCGCCGGTCACTGACGCCTGGCCGCCCTTGATGCGCGAGCTGGCCGCGCATATCGGCCCCCATGCCGTGCTTCAGCTTGTCGATCGCTTCGGCGGACTGGACCTTTATGTCCCGGTCGAGCCCTATGGCTGGCACGTCGCCAAGGTGATCGGCGCCGACAAGGCAGCCATTCTATCACGCGTCTGCGGGCGCGAGTCGTTGCCGCTGCCGGTGGGCGATTATCCCCTTGACCAGGCACGGCGCGCTCCTGTTCTTGCGCGCGTTCGCGCCGGGACATTGACACTTACCGAGGCGGCGTGGATTTTGCGGCTCAAGCGGCGCACCGTCTGGCACTTCGTCCACAAGACGGACGAAGGTTCGGGTATCGACCCAAAGGGCTTGCCCCCGCTGCCGCCACGGCATAGGCAGTTGACCTTCCTCGAAGATTGATCGGCATCGTCCGCTAACGGAACGGCAGCCCCCGGCGCCGTGAGATCCATTGTGCCCCCGTCTTGAACGCGAGGGGTGCATGTCCAAAATCTGCGCAGGGATCGGCCGCTGATGCCGACCCCCATCTGGCTCGATTATCTCGCCAAGCTTTGGCCGATCGTGGTGGTGCTTTCCACGATCTTCGGCGCGCTTATCGGCGTGTGGTTGTCCAGCCGCTATGCTCCGCGTCAGGAGTTCGAGCGGCTGAAGAACACCGTCTTCGAGCACACCACCCAAATCGCCACCCTTGAAGACACGCTGAAATCCTCGCCGACCAGGCAGGAGCTTCAGGACGATATCGCGCAACTCGCCGAACGGATCCGGGGGCTCGAAACCGGCGTGTCCGGGATGCGCGATCAGCTCAGCACCACCAACAACTATCTCCACACGCTGATCGAAAAGGGGCTCCAGAAATGAACCCTTTTGTTGCGCCCGTCGTCCGCCGCGCGATCCTCGACCTTCTGGCCGATATCGGCGGTGAGCATAACGACGACACCCTCTCCATCCAACTTAATCAGCTCGGCCACCGCGTCGCCCGCCGCGACGTGCGGGAGCAGATTGTTTGGCTGACCGATCAAAAGCTGGTCCGCTCCGAAGAGCTGGGCATGTTCCTGGTCGTGCGCCTGGTGAGCGACGGCGCCGATGTCGCCGCCGGTCGGCTGGTGATCGACGGCATCTCCAAGCTCAAGACGGGCGAATAGCCCGATGACGCGCCCATCGACCATCAAGCGGCTGCCGCCCCAGCTCCGCACCGCTGTTGACGACGCGTTGAAGCGCGGCTGCACGATCGATGAGATCACGTCGATGCTGGCAGGCCTGGGCGCGAATGTCTCGCGTTCGGCGGTCGGCCGCTACACCCAGGAATATCGCGAGTTCGCTGACCGGCACCGCGATATCGCCTCCTTTGCCCAGGCGTTCGGTCACGAATTCGGCACCGCTGACGACAAGCAAAGCCGGCTGCTCGTTCAGCTCATGACCAGCATCGCCACCCGCGCCGCGATCCCCCTGGCGACCGGCGAGGATGCCGAGATGATCAGCGGCAAGGAGCTTTCGGCGCTGGCGCGGGCGGTCAAGGACATCGTCGGCGCGGCGATGATCGACACCAGCCGCGAGGCGAAGATCCGGGAGGAAGAGGGGAAGAAGGCGCGGCGCGCTGCGGCCGAGGCCGCGACCGCCGAGGGCCGTAAGGCCGGCGCCAGCCCGGAGACGATCGAACGCGTCCGCAAAGTCATCCTGGGGATCACATGATGCAGCAGGGATCACTTTTCGGCGACGCGTCTGCGTCCATGCCGGCGCTGCCGCCCCAGTCGCAGGCGATGCCGAGCCCCAAGGGCCGCATCGCCCGCATCCAGCGCGCCAGGCGGGCACTGGAGCGTGCCGGCCTCACTGTCCGCGCCGTCCGGTTCGGGCCGCAGATGAAATTCTTGGTCAGGGGCTATGCGGGCAGCTTCACGCCTACGCAGATTGTCGCGCTAGCCCAGGTGCGGGGGCGCTACTGATGCGCGAGCAAGAGCGCCCCCGCGCATTCCGCATCGTGGTTGGCTTCGGCGAGGCGGTGCCCGGCGCCCATAGCAAACTGGCCTGCGCCGCCGCCGATCGGGCGAAGGA